GGAACTACGGGCATTTATTCGACCCCTGCACGTTGATTGCGATACCAGTTAGACGCGACGCCCGACGCGCTCGTGAGCAGCGACGTTGCGCCGGCCAGCGCCGGGCTGACTGCTGACGCGGCCGCGCCGTATTGGCCCGCCGCGCGCACGTCGTTGTCTTCCTGCTGGTTGTAACCCATCGCCGCGCGCGCGGCGTTGGCCGTGATCGTGGCGACGTTCTGATCGGTGACGAACTTCGTCGACGCCTGCACGTTCGTGGCCGTCCCGGCCGCGTTCACGTCGATGCCGTTCGCCGCCATCGCTGCGCGCTGCGACGCGATGGTCTGCGCGCCTTTCGTCTCGGTGTTGGCGACTGACGCCGCGCCACTGGTGTAGGCGCTCGCGGCGGCCTGCTCGGCGATCAGCGCGTTCGTGCGCGCGGTTTCGGCTTGCGCGTTGTCGGCCGTGATCGTGTTGTGCGCGGTGCCGACCGCGCCCATGAACGACATTGCGCCACCGGCCGCGCCGAGCGCGAGCGTGGCGTTGCCGGGCGTGAGCACGTCGGGCATTGCCGCAGCAGGCGACGAGCCGCCGAAGCCGTATGGTGCGCCGCTGCCCGTAGTGGCCGACGCTGCGCCGCTCAATCCGCTCATCAGTGTGGGCGTGCACATTATCGTTTCATCCCGAAGCGGTGGAACGGCATGCCGAAAGCCCCATAGGGTTCGGTTTCTGCGTTCACCGTGAAGCCGAGACGCGCGAGCCAGTAGACCGACTTCAGGCTGCGCGCGTCAACATAGTTCAGCAGAGTGGCGTATTTAGCGTTCATTAAGTGAACGTAGCGCCGACCGAGTTTCGTCAGTTGCTTCGGCGCGCGTTCGAGCGCGGGCGTCCCGAGCATCCACGGCACGCCGATGTCGGCCGCCGGTGTCACCCCAAAGAGCCCCGCCGGCTCGCCGTCGACTTCGATCGTCCACAGCATGGCCGACATATCGGCGCCGGTACGCAGCACGGCGAGTGCGTCGCGGTGCCCGGCCGATGCGTGGATCTCGTCGACGTCGGCCGTGCGCAGCCCGGCGGCGATTGTTTCGAGGTCACCGGGCCGTACTTCGCGCACGATCAGTTTTGCCAAATCAACCCCCGATAGATGCTTCGATCGTCATCGACGCCACGATCAGCGGCAACGGATCGCTCTGACGAATGCACACCGAGCCGTCTTGCTGCCACGACGGCGTGAGCGTGATCTCGATCTCGCCCGTCACCATCGAGGGCGGCGTGCCGTACGGCTCGTTCGTGCGCTGCTTGAACTGTGTCAACTTCGAGAAGTTCGGCCCGGCGAAGACGCCCGACGAGTTGTGTACGCGCAGCCAAACCTTGTTGATGTTTTTGACGCGACCTTGGCCGTAACCTTCGGTCGCGAACGAAAACGGCAGCGTCTGCAGATCCGCCGTGATCGGCAGCCCGACGACCGCCGTGCCGACCGCGTGCGACAGCGACACGGCGCCGTTCGTGACGACCTGCTGCGGCGCCACGGCGCCGTCGGCAAGGATGCTCACCGTCTTACCTTCGAGATGGTGAAGGCCGACGACCGACGTCATCCCGTTGCCGAAGACCTGCACGCCGCAGTCGACGAAGAAACTGTCGGTGAGCTTGTCGACCTGGCGCGTGTGCATGCGCTCGACATAACGCACCTGGCGCCCGTTGACCGTGCGGTTGACGATCGCGTAGAGCACCGATTCCGGGCCTTCCGTCACGACGCACACCGATTCGAATTTGCCGTCGGTGTCGTGGTGATGCCATGCCGACACCTTGTGCGTCGGGGAATACGTCAGCCCGAGCAGCGTACCGTCAGACGAGACGCACCAGACGATCGGATACGGCGCCTTCGCGTACGCCATGTCGACGATGGTCTTGAAGTCGAACAGGTGCGGCGCCATCAGGCTGATGTCTTGCGTGACATAGCCGCCGGCGTAATAGTTATACGTCATCTCGCCGACGTGACCGCCCATCGCGAACGCATAAAGCAGCGAGTTGCTGACCGTCACCGGCACGACGTTCGACGCGCCGTTGTAACCCTGCGGCTGCACCGACACCGTGCTCGGCGTGATCGCCTGCGTCGCCGATCCGTTCGCCGTGACAGCCCATTCTGAACTCGACGTCAGCAGCACCAGCTCGGACAGCGGCACGATGTGCCGGATCGTGTTCGACTCGCGCGCGGCGATGCGGTAATTCAGCGCGTCGGTATCGCGTGACGGCAGCGACGCAGAGAGGTTCGACTCGGTGCCGATGCGCGTCATCCACGTTGTTTGCGGCAAGGTGATCGTGCCCGCGAACACGCGGCGTTGCTGGTGATAGCCGACCGCGCCGGGGTAATTGCTGACGCCCGAAAACGGGCTCGACAGGTCGGGCGGCGTCGTGCCGGTGTCGGGCGTGATGTTGTTGTCGATGATCGTCAGGTCTTTCGTCTGACCGATGAACGAGAAACTGCCCTGAAACTTCCGGTAGACGTTGTACCGACCGGCGCCGGTCGCCGCGCCCCACGTGATCGTATTGTAGTAACCCGCGAGCGTGAGATCGTTGACGCAACCGGCGACAGTGGCCGCCGGGGATTCTTCGTTCGTGCCGGCCGCGAGCGACGTCACGACGTAGGAATACGCGACAAGGGTCGGCGTGCCAGTCGTGCCGAGCGTCGCGACTGCGGCGACACCGGGCGGCGCGGGCACGGTCGACACGAAGCTGATCGTTGTTAGCGTCCAGTTCGTCGCGCCGAGCCGGCGCAATTCCATCGGCGGGTAATTGGGGTGCGTGATCGTGAGCACGTCGGCCGACTGCACGTAATGTAGGTCGAACAGATCCACTTCGGCGTACGGTGTCGAGATCTGGTACACCCTCGCGACTGAGCCACCCGGGCCGATGATTCGTGTCATGTCGATCGCGACTCCCGCCGGGTCGACGAGTGCGAACGCCGTCGTGCTCGCGCCGATGATAATGCCCCACATCGGCGTGCCAGCGGCGTTCGCCACGTACACCCAATCCCCATTCGAATAGCCGTGCGGCACGGGCGTCGTGACGAGAAACGGGGCGATCGTTGCGACTTGACCGGCTTCAAGCAGCGTCGCGCCGTTCGTGTGAAAACGGATATAACCGACGCCGAATTCGAGCACCATCGTTTGCGTCGTGCTGTACGAGAACGGGATCACGCGCGTTTTCAGCACGCTTTCGAACGTCTCAAGCACGAACGCCGTGCCGGCGCGGTTCGTCGCCGGGCCGTGCGGCAGGGTGATGAAGTTGCGGCAGGTCGCGAGCCCGGTCTGAAACTGGTCGAGGTCGACGCGGCCGAACAGTTCCGGCGTGATTTCACCGGCGGCGAACGAGCGGGATAGGTTGCGGACGTTCGGCATTATCGGTTCGTGATCCACGAGGCGTTGCGTTGTGACTGCGCGTGCGAGCGTCGGCGGTTGTTCGCGTCGCTGGCCTTGGCCTGCGCCAGGCTGGTCAGGTAAGCCGTCATCGCCGATTTCGCCATCGCGGCGCCGGTATCACCCTTGATCACTGGGCCGGCGAGATACGCGGCGAGTAGCCACGAAACCGTGTCGACAACCTGCGCTGGGAACTTCGTGGTGTCGGTGATACCCGCGACGTAGCGCACCTGCGCGTTTTCGAGGTTCGTGTAAATCACCGAGATGCCGCTGGAATTGACTTCCATCTCGTACGGCACCGGCTCATTCGGGAACGCCGATCCTTGCCAGTTGCAGCCGCGCTCGTCAGTCGGGTAGAGCGTCAGCGCGACCGGGTTGACGAGATCGATGATGTTGCGGCAGTTGTTCGGCGCCATGTACACGTACAGGAAGCCGGGCGGCGGGGTGTCGGTGAGTAGCGCGAGCGTCGCGCGCTGCGTCGCGAATCCCCATTCGTGCGCTTCGAGCACGATGTCTCGCGCGATCGGATAGAAGCGTTGGCAGTGTTCGGCCTGCGCGCTGCCTTCCGGCGGGTTGATGCTCGACACCGTGGCGTCGTCGCCGAGATGCCCGAGCGCTAGATTGCAGATGTCAATTTCCGATGCCAAGGCCCTTCTCCTAAAACAAAACGGGAACCCGCGGGCTCCCGTTTTCACTCACCTATGCGCGAGCCGCTTATGCCAGATCGTGCGCAGGATTGGGCGGCATCGCGCCGATCGGGTTGTTGCCGGTCGTGCCCGTCACTTCACCTTTCTTCGCGCCGCGCTTCGTCGGTGCGCCTTTGCCGTCGAGACGCTCCATCCACGTTTCCGAGAACAGGCTTTCGCTTGCGATCTCGAACTCGTCGCCCGGCTCGCGAAAGTGGCCGTACACGCCCTTCTCGATCGCGATAACTTTGATGCCCATGTCCTAACCCTCGAAAAGCCCGGCCTAAGCCGGGCGCCCCTATTACGAGACGGTGTAACCCTTCGCGTAATCGGTCGTACCGTTGAGCGTCTGCAGGTCTTCGACCAGGCCGGCGGTGATCGAGCCGGCAGTCGCGGACGAGCCGCCGACCGTGTAGATCAGACCGACGTAGCGGCGATACTTGCCGTACGGGAGATCGATCTGAATCAGTCGCGCCTTAGCCAGCAACGCGGCGAGCAGGATCGCGCCGGTCGTGTAGTGCGTGATCACGTTGGTCGTGAGCGCGGCGTCGTCGGCCGACACCAGCGCGATCGTCAGCGACGTCAACGTGGCGAAGTTGACCGAGCCGACTTGCGCGAACAGGCTGATGTCTTGCCCGTCGCCAATGCCCGACTTGGTGTTGTAACCGCCCGGCAGGGTGTCGATCACGTTCGTCGAGTTCGCCGTGGCCGTAATGGCCTGCGAATCCGAGAACAAGGATTGTTGATCCATGATCATGATGTGCTACTCCTTTGTTCGTTTGCAGAGCGGGCCGAAGCCCGCGCAGTGGATTCGCTTAGACGACTCGCGTTTCGGTCGACAGCAGCGCGTCGACGATGCGGATCGGGATGCCGAGGAACGACGTCGTGATCTGGCCTTGCGCTTCCGACACGCTCAGCGCGTTCTGCGACTTGTTCAACGCCTGCACGCGCAGCATTTCGCCGACCGTGCGGTTGACGTAGAACACCGGGCGGCCCATGCCCTGACGCGGGATGCGCGCGGTCATGCGGATCATCGTCTGGATCAAGTCGACCGGCGACGTGCCGTTGACGCCAGGGAACGCCGGCGCGGCCGCGAGGGTCGTCAGATCCGACACGTTGATGTTCGCGGCGCGCACGACATAGCGCCAATCCTTCAGCGCGATACCGCACTTCCACTGCCAGCGGTCAGCCACGGCGCGGAAACGGTTGTTGCTCGCGTCGAACGCGTCGATCGTGCCCAAGTCTTCGTGGAACACGCCGGCCTTCGAGCCCTTCGGGAAAATGCCGGTAACGGTCTGATCGCCCCAATTCATCAGCCAGATCGAGCAGTTGTTCGAGCCCGTGCCGCCGCAATCGATGATGTTGTTCGCGTTGCCTGCGCCCGAGATCGTGCCGTAGCGCGTCGCGAGACCGGTGAAGCGTTCCGGGTTGACCGACACGTCGCCGTAGAACAGGGTCGACGCCATCGTTTCGTTCATCGCTTCGAGGAACGAGCTGGCTTCGGACAGGCGGAACGCAGCCGTGTTGCCATTCAGGTTCGCGACATCGACGTCGATTTCGTTGCGTGCTTCGAGCATGCCCGTTGCTTCGTCGACCTGTGCGCGCGTCGACTTGCTCGGCGGCACGCCACCGTACAGCTTGCGCCACACGACGGTCGGCAGACCGGTGCGGACGGTCGTGCGGTGACCGGTCGGCAGATTGCCTTCGGCCCACACGGCGTCGAGCAGGATCTCGTTGGTCTGGCTCAGCAGTTCGATCACGTCGGCGGTCGCGCCGGACGGGTCGAGCGATTTCGCTACGTCGAGCAGCGTCGGATTCTTTGTACCAAGTACGGCCATGATTTACGCCCCTTTATTTCATGTTCGGATAGAGGCGGTTCTCAAGCGGCGTCTTGGCGCGGTCACTCTGCCCCGCGTCGCCACTGATAATGCGCCCGTCTTCACTGATTGCCTTGCCGGCCCGGACCATGAACCGAACAACTTCGGGATGGTTGCCAAGGCCGCTTTGATTCAGCAGCGCTTTCAACGCAGGAGAGCCGAACTTGTCGAGCGCTTGCTTTGCCACGGCCAGGTTCTCGGGCAGCTTGTCGCCGCCGATTTCCTTGTCAGAGGTTGTTTCCTCTGCCCATTTGGCCGTCGCCGCTTTCTGCTGCTCGGCAACCTGAGCCGCAAACCCTTGCGCCTGCTTGGCGCCGAGATCCGCGAGCTTCTGTGCTTCTTCCTGCGTCAAGCCCTTCTCTTTGGCGAACGCCTTCAACTCGTCCAGTGCTTCACCCTTCAGGTCAACGCCTTCGGGCAACTTGAACTCGTATTCGACGGGCGCAGCTTCGGCAGGCTTCTCGGCCGGCTTGGCTGCTTCGCCTTCGGCGGGCTTCGCCGTTGCTTCCGTCGCCTGCGTGGCTTCGGTCGCGGGTGTTGCTGCTTGGCTCTGCGATGCGTCGACGGGCGTTGCCGTCGTGCTGGTCGCGTCAGCCGGTGCCGCTTGGCTTTCAGTGGAGAGGTCAGCCATTTGGTTTTTCCTTTACCTGCGCTTCGTTCGCCATCTGCGCGTATTGCAGGGCGCCGCCTTCGATCGAATGGATCTGTGCGACCAGCCGTAGCGCAATGCTGCGTTTGCCTTCGTTGAAAATCGACCAGTTCGTGTTGCCGTCGAATGACTGCTGGTACAGCCTTGCGTCGCCGAGCAGGCGCCACATGAAACGACGGCCACGTTTGCCACTCATGAGCCAGCGCACGTCATCCAACTCGACCGCCATCTCGAAGCGTGATTGCTCGCGGGATGTCGCGCGCTGCTCGTCTAGCGCGGTCAGATCGGTCGGGTTGAAGTCGTCGCTCATCGTGTGCGGAATATAAGGGCGCGGTTTGTCGGTAAGTGAACGCCTAGCGGATCGGGCTGTACTTGCGCTCGAATACGTCTTTCGGGTTCACGTACACATAGCCGTCTTCCTGCGTGACTATGTAGTCGCCGATAACAGGGGTATGACGCGAGATCTGCGCGGCGTTAAGCATGTGAAAGCTACCGTCAGAAAAGCCGACATTCATGCCATCAAGCGCGAGATGGACGCCCACGATCTGACGTGCATTGACGCTTACCGGGTTTGCGATGTGAGTGAATTCCATGATTTATCCGTAAATGCGATTGGCGAGCGGCTTCGGCTCGCTGTTACCGTTTGCGAGTTCCATGTCGGTGATCTGCAACGACATGCTGTTTTCGGCGCCGTCCTGGTTCTCGTACTGCGACACGCTGCACACTTCGACGAGTGCGGTGAGTTGCATGACCGTGCCGACCGGCGGCAGATCGGTGATGCCGAGCTTGGCGAGCGTCTCGTCGTCGAGTTGGATCGTCAGCCCGTACGGGTACGCCGGCTGATCGTCGTCATCGCCCGCGCCGAGCATCGTCTCGCCCTTGGCTTCGGCCGCGCTGAGTTTCATCGAGATCATGACGCCGCCAAGAGTGAAGTGAAGCCCCACGGCGCCGACTGCTCGCCGATCTGGATGTTCAGCCCGAGAGACGGGCCGTAGGTGTTCGCGCCGCTGTGGAACAGGCGCAGCGTGCCGTCGCCAATGTCGACCACGAACGAGTCGAAGACCTGCAGGTTTTCCCACGCATACGTGCCTGGCGTTCCGGCTGCGATGCGCCACGCCCAAGTCTGGCCGCCGTCGAGCGAGATGCCTTGCCCGATGTAGCGCCCGATAGGCGGGTTGCCGGTCTGTGTTTGCGGAACGTAGTCGAACGAGATCAGGTATTGCTGGCCTTCCTGTCCCGGCGGGACGTAGATCGACGGCTCGCCCGCCGAGTCGTTGCGGAACAAGCCCACGGGCGGCAGCGCGGCGGGGATAACACCAGTCTGGTCGACCCAAGTCGCACCGAGGTCGCTCGACGTGAGCATGCCGAATCGCTTCACGCCATCGCCGCCGAGTCCGCAGCACCACATCTCGATGACGTTGCTACCCTGTCGGACACGCAGCATCGGATCGAAAACGCCCTGATTACGCCAGAAGTTATTCGAAGCCGGCACGGTCGCGCTGCAGATCAAGCCTTGCTTGGCCCACGTGTGAAGGTTGCTGCTCGTCGCCCAGCGGATCGTCGTGCCGTTGTTGGATACGTACGCTTGGTATGTCACGCCGGCGATCTGCACGGCGCCGCCATTGAACGAGTAGTAGCCGTCTGTCGCATCTGCGAGCTGCACCGGGTTCGACGGGTCAGCCGTCCACGGGCCGTCGATGCTAGGCGCAGTCCACAGCCCGAGATTCAGGATGTTCGAATTTGCCGCGTTCCCGTTCGTCACGTGCGCGGCCGCCGTGTATCCAGACAGCAACATGGCCCATCGACCGTTCACGGCGTCATAGAACGGCATCGGGTTCGCGATGTCCGTCGCGTCCCATGTGCCGGCCGAACCAAGCGGGATCACCGGTGCGCCACTGCTCGCCGCGCGCTTGGTGAACGAAGGCCAGTTGTAATTCGCGCCACCGAACGTCGCCACCTTCACCGGGCCGAATGTGGCTGTGCCGCCAGACGGGCCGTTGACGCCCATGTAAATGCCGCACTTGGTCGCCGTCTGGTTGAACGTAGACACCAACGACGAGATCTGAACGCCGTTAATCCAGACCGTGATATTCGGCCCGATGCAATCAACGCGCACAGCGGTTACGGCGTTGTTAACCACCGTCCCATCGGCGATGTACATCTGGTCGAACTGCGTGCCGCCCTGCTTGTTGTAGAGCGTGACGCGGTTGTATCGGGGATCGACCTGGATGCCCCAGTAATTGTTCGCATCCACGTAACGGAACATCAGAACGGCGATAACGCACAGATTGTTGTCTGGCGAATACGACGACATGGCGCATGAGGCAGTGAAATCCGACACGCCCGCGTCGAACACGTTGGAGTTCCCGTTCGCCTGAATCGTCGTAACGGCCTTGCCGCTGCCGTTCAGCGTGAACGCTCCGGCCGCGTTCGTGGTCCACGTCTTCGTGCCGATGTTCGTCGCACGAGACTCGACCGCCGTGCCATTGGTCCCAACGAAATCGTCTTCGACCAGGATCGGCGACTGCAGCGCCGTGGCGCGCACCATCGCGGCGAACGTCTTGCCGCCGTCGAACGAGATCGCCTCGATCACGTCGAACCCCGCCGGCGACAGAGTGGGTACTACGCCGCCCGGCCAGGTGAACGACGACGGCCATGTCACCGTGAGCCCGTTCGCGGCGATGAAAATCTGAAACGATTGCGAGTTCGCCGGGTTGACGAGCGAAAGCGTCACGGCGCCAATCAGGTTCAGCTTGAATCGCGATGCCGTCGACAGGTTCAGCGCGATCGCGCCGGTTGCGAGTACGTTAACCTGCGCGGCCGTGCCGCCCGAGACGTACGGCCGCAGGCTGGTCGCGGGGAAGTTCACGAGTTGGCCGCCTTGACGCACCGTAACCAGATCGGCGTCAAGCAACGGGCTCGTCGACATCGTGTATTCGCTCATTGGGAGTTGTACCCGGTGAGGTTGTTCATGACGTCCGACAGCGCGTTGCTGCCCCCGCCCTGCGTCGGTGCTTGCGCCGCAGTCTTCGCGGTTTCGGCCGCCTGCTGCATCGCGGCTTGCTGCTGCGCCTGCTGCGCGGCCTTGGCGCGCGCCTGGCGTTGCTGGTCGCGCTGATCCGGGTCGATGTTGAGCGCCGGGTCGGTGCCGAGCATGTCGGCGTAACCTTCGTACCAGCCGTCGACGTCGAAGTTGTCGAGCACGGTGACAGGCTGCTGCGCGGTCATCTGCAATTGCACGATCCCGCCCATCGCCATCGTCAGCTTGTCGACCGAGTTCGTGCCGATCTGCTTTTGCGCTTGCGCCAGGATCGAGACGAACTCGACCTGCAACTGAACGCCGCCGAGTTCCGGCGGGGGCGGCGGGAGCAAGCCGGCTTCGACTAGGATGTCGAACGCCGAGTCGACGAGCGGCTTGAGCAGTTCGTCGTGCAGGCGCTCGATCACCGGCCCGAGCATGAGCATCTTCTCTTCGTGCAACTCGGCGACTTCGGTCGCCGTCATGTTCGCGTTCGTGTTGTTCGCGAGCATGAGGAACAGGTCTTCGTAGAACGCGCTACGAATGCGGCCGCGCACGTCTTCGATATCCTGCAGCAGATACTGCAGCGGCAATTGCACTTCGAATGCGGTGCGAATGCCGCCGCCTTGCTGCACGCTGTCGACGTAGGAAATCCCGCCCGGCAGCGTATCCATGTCGTGATTCTTCAGCGACGTCGGCACCTGGATCGGCGGCTTCGTCATGAAATCGATAGCCTGACCCTTGCGCAGTTGCTCGTGCTGCAGCTGGCGGATGTCGCCGAGCGCGTCCATCGCGGGGCTGTTGCCGTAGATGTCACCGCCGAATGTCGACCAGCGCGGCGCGACAACGCGGAACTTCTTAAAGCCCGAGATCGAGAGCGTCGCCTGCGATCCGCCGGTCGTGCCCATGTTCGAGGTTTGCTGCGAGTCGGACGAACCGCCGATTTCGAGGTATGTCGACGTCCACGCCATGTTGCGCGCGTCAGACTTGCTCGGGTCGCGGTCTTCGTTCGGCTCGATCGCGTGGATCACCGTGCGCCAGACGTCAAGGTTGCCCATGTCGTACATGCGCCGCGTGTCTTCGCTGCAGTTCTCGTATCCGAATTCCTTGACGAGCTGCGCGACCGTCTTCTGGAACTCGCGATACAGCGTGTCGACTTCGCCGCGGTGATTCGTCGAGATCGCGTATTCCCCGGCGGTCAGCGGATACATGCGGATTACATCGTTGTAATCGTGCATGATGATCGACACGGCCGTGCCGAACGCGCCGATTTCCTCGTACATCTGGTGCAGCGACCGGTACACGTTCGACCGGTTGAACACGTCGAGAATGAGTTTCGTGACGTCGGCGCACCAGACCTTAACCGCCTGCTTTTTGTTCAGATCCGCGTACGGAGTCTTGAGCACGATCCACGGCCGAGCCGGCGACGTCGCCCCGGCCATCAGCCCGGCGCCGAGCACGCGCAGCGATTTCGTGGCAGTGCTGTCGAAAATGTTCTGATTGCGCCGGTTGCCGCGATTGCGGTCTTCGACGAAGAAGCGCCCGGCGCGGGGCAGCAACACGTTGGAAATGTCTTTCCACTCGGCGATCCACGACGAACGCTCATTCTTCAGCGCGTACCAGCGTTGGAGAATGAGCGTCTTACGCGTCACGATCGGCTTGGCGTTGCCGCCATTCTGGCTCGGCTTCGCGGCTGTCGTGTCCGGCGCGGCGGTCTGGTCGTCCGCGAGAAGCGTCGCCATTACGAAAGACCGCCGAATCGGACGGTGGTTACGTGCGGATTGGCGGGGCCGAGATCCTGCACGCGGACATAGCGCCCGTCGACGACTTTGACGTTGCGCATCGCGCAGGGGCAAGCAGGCTGCCCGTTCTGCGGACCGATGCAATTACACGCGGGGCATGCGGCGTCAGTGGTGACGGCTTGGCGAAAAATGTTCTCGAAGTCGTACACGGTCAACTCCCGAGCAGCGTGTTGCTACCAAGGCCGGTTGCGCCGCCCAGGTTGAGCGAGTTGTTGCTGACGCCACCGGCGCCGGTCAGCAGCGTCGACGCCGGGCCGCTGTTCACGCCTGCGGTCGCCGGGCCGTTGGTCGAGTTCACGCTCGACGTGTCGGCAGCCGTGGCTTTCTGCGCGGTGCCGGCGGCTGTCTTAGCGGCTGCGGCGTCCTGCGCGGCCTTGTCGGCCTGCTGGCCTTGCGAAATGCTGCTCATGTGCGCAGCGACACCGGTGCCGACAGCGCTGATCGCAGCAACGGCCAGCGGGATAAGCAGGGGTCCGCACATGGTCAATCCTCACGAATACGGGTTGTGCTCGGCGCGAGTGCGCGACGGCATCTGATATGCGTAGGGATCGTATTCGGCGTGGCGTTCGGTAAGTGAACGTTGCATGTCGTGCACCTTCGGTGTGTCGATCAGCGCGAGCACGTACGCCGATGC